TGTAGATTTAGATGCCACTGTTGACGATGTTAACAAGGCTATTATGCCATTGCCATTTAAAGAACCTAGTGCATCTTTATTTAATTTATTAGGTTTTATTGTTGATGCAGGTCAAAGATTTGCTAGTACGGCTGATTTGAATGTTGGGGATGTAAATCCAAATGCTCCTGTTGGTTCTACAGTTGCGTTAATAGAGCAAGGTTCTAAGGCTTTTTCAGCTATCCATAAAAGGCTACATCATTCGCAAGGGCAAGAATTTAAGATGCTTGCTAGGTTGAATGCAGAATACTTGCCAGAAAGATTTACATTTTCATTTTCTGGAAGTAGCTCTGAAATATTTGCTGCTGACTTTGATGATCGCATTGATATACTCCCTGTCAGTGACCCCAACATCTTTAGCACTGCACAAAGGATTGCACAGGCACAAGCTGTATTGGAAATGGCTAGGTCACAACCTGATTTGCATAATTTATATGAAGCATACAGAAGAATGTATGAAGCTATCAGAATACCTAATATTGATGAAATATTAAAGAAACCTGATGAAGCTCCAAGAACTGATCCAGTTGATGAAAATATGTCAGTGATGTATGGCAAGCCATTAAAAGCTTTTCCAGAACAAGATCATGATTCGCATATCGCTGTACACATGCAGTTCTTACAAGATCCAATGTTAGGTGGTAATAATGCTACGAAGGGTATGCAACCTATCATGATTGCACATATTGCTGAACATGTTGCCTTGTTATATCGACAGAGGATGGAAGCAAGTATTGGAGTGCCAATGCCACCAGTTCCAGACTTTAAGAATCCTAATTATGAACCAAAAGACATTAATCCAGAGTTAGATCGATTAATTAGTCAAAGGGCAGCTCAAGTTGTTAGACAGTCACCACAAATGCAACAGATTGATGCCTTGAAAGCTTTGACAGGTCAACAACAACAGGCACAACAACAGAATCCATTACAATATGCACAACAACTTGCTAAACTTGAAGCAGATGCCTTGAAAGCTAGGACACAAGCACAAATTCAAGCTGATCAAGCCAAAGCACAATCGTCAATACAGATTAAACAAGCTGAAGCAGAACAAGATTTACAGATCGAAGCTGCCAAAGCCAAAGCTGATTTAGAAGCTAAAATCACTAAGTTAGAAGCAGAACTTCAACTAGAAAGAGAAAAGAATAATGCTAAATTACAAATGGAAATGTTAAAAAATGCTCCCAAGTAATTCATTAGCAACGATAAGACCAATCAATCCACAGGCTTTCGGTCCTATAAGAGGTACTTTGCCAATGGGTGGTGCTCCACCACAACAACAAGGTGGATTTAATGCTGAACAGTATTTGATGAATAAAGTCATGGAATTAAAAAGAAAAGGCATTGGAAGTGGTGCTTTAGGAAATATTATGGCATCAATGCCAATGCAAGGAGCTAGATAATGACAGAAGAGGAACTAACACAACAAAAAGGTGCTGAAGTTACAGCATTAGTAAATAGTTTTGTTACTTCAGGTAGGCAAACAGCAGGTAATCCCCAATTTATTGCAGAGCTAAATGTTATTAATCAAAAATATGATTCTTTAATTCAACAGGCACAACAACAGCAACAAGCACAAGGTCCACAACAAGGACAACCGCAACAAGGACAACAACCACAACAAGGAGGACAAATGCCTCCTGACCAGTTACAACAAGTATTACAGCAATTACCAACGGAGGTTAAAGCTCAAGTAGCACAAGCTATTGATGGTGGAATGCCTCCACAACAAGCGTTGCAAGCTGCAATGGCGCAGATGCAACAACAACCGCCAATGCAATAAGGGGATGACTTATTATGGCTGAACAAGACCTAAGTACCGATGAAGCTATTCTTGAATCAATTGGAGAAGGAGCTTCGTTAGATGAACCGACTACTGAAGAGACGACAGAAGTTAATACTTCGGAGGCGCAAGAGGCTAGTCCAGAAACACAACAAGCCGATAGTGGACAAAGTAGTAACACTGGCACTGGAACAGAGCCTCAACAACAACAAAATCGTGGTCCCCAAGACCTAGTTGATAGAGAAGGAAATGTAATAGCTAAAGGTGGGAAAGAACGCCGCTTTTACGAACAGTTACAATCTACAAAGCAGCAGAATGGTGCTTTAAATCAACAAGTACAGCAATTAGAAAGCCAATTAAAAGCTATAACTGATGCTGGAAATCTTGGAACACAATACGAACTAACCCCAGATGAACTTACAACTGGCGCACAAATAGTTAAATCATTCAAAGATGATCCTGTTGCAACAATTAAATATTTGTTGACACAAGCTCAAGCAGCAGGACATAATCTTGATGATGTCTCTACTGGTGGAGTAGATGCAGCAGCCATAAAACAAATGGTAAATGAAGCAGTTTCACCACTAGTACAAGATAGACAACAGAGAGTTGAAGCGGAAGCTCATCAACAAAAGGCTATGGAAGTCTATAATGGCTTCATGTCACAATATCCTGATGCTCAAATCCACGAAGGCTCTTTAGCCCGGCTTCTAGAATCTGACCAAAACTTATCACCAGAAGCTGCGTATTTTAAGTTAAAAAACTTCTATCTAGAGAAGGGGCTGGATTTTGGAGTTCCTCTGGAGACGTTAGCTCAACAAGAGCAACAAAAACAACAAACTCCAGAAGTCAATACGCAACAAACACTTCCTTCTGGTGGAAATATTCCCGTCCAGAATGTTACAGACACAGCAGATATTGCTGATGTTGGAACTTCATATGATGACATAATTCGTCAGAGTATGAGAGACGCAAACATGCAGATCTAGGAGTAAAAGATGGCAAGCACCCCAATCGCAACCGTCTTGAATTCCACGCTGACTCGTTCTCGTAAGAAGCTCATCATGGCTTCTATTAAGTCTAATGCTCTTATGGCTTGGGCTTTTGCGAACAATCGGGTGGAATTTGAAGATGGTGGTCACGAAATTACGAACCCACTGACGTTGGGACGTAACCCGAACATTTCATCATACGAATACTATGATGAACTACCGATTGCTCAGACCAACGAATTCGACACAGTTACTTATAACTGGTCGCGTGTTGCTGGTTCTGTTGTAATCTCCGACCAAGAAGAAGATGAGAACCGTGGTACGGCTGAAATCTTTAAGTTGATGAAAGCCAAGATTGATGTCTTGGAAGAGTCAATTAAAGAAAAGTTCAGTGCTTATCTTTACGGTTCTTCTGCTGGTACGGACCCAAATGGTATTACTACTCTAATTCCAGATGATCCGACAACTGGTACGGTTGGTAACATTAATCGTGCTAATGAAAGCCAGTGGCGTACATCGGCTTATGACTTCAATGGTAACTTGGATTCAACGAACATTGAAGAAGCCTTTGATGATATGCTTATGGATTTAACGCTTAAAGGTGACAAGCCTGACTTGATCCTTTGCGGTAGAAATCTTTATAGGCACTATCGTACAGCAGTACGGGATAAAGTTGTTATCAACTTGTCGGAATCTAATTCTGGTAAGAAGATGATGGACTTGGGATTTGCTGGCGTAAAACACCAAGCAATTCCAATGCTTTATGATGAAGATTGCCCTGTTAATAAGGCTTACTTCATTAACAGCAAGTACATTCGCTTGCACATTCTGAAGCATGTCAACATGAAGGTGAAAGAGTTAGTCGCTCCTTGGACGATTGATGCTCATGGTCGCCGTATTGTTTGGCAAGGTCAGTGGTGCTTGTGGAAGGCTTTCCGTACCCATGCAGTTCTTATTAACTCGTAATATGGAGGTTGAAGGGGATGTCTAATATTAGACCTCGTTATGAAGTACATAAATTAGAAGGCAAAGTTGAACACGAAATCTTTAAGATGCGTGTTGATGATGAAGGTAAACCAGCAGGTGGATTTGAATCTGAAATTGTAGATGAAGATGCTGGCTGGATGGTTTATTTCCCTAGTGGGGCTTCTATTCGTGTACGTAATGAAGCAGAACTGAAACGCCTTGGTTTTGATAAGAGTGCTGACTTAGTAGATATGGACAGCGGTGACGTTGTTGGTAATACAGGACAGACTTCTCTTAAATCTAGATCGGAGCAACTAACTAGTCGTGGACGAAAGACTCGTCCATCAATTACACAGACCGCAGATAATGGAGAATAATTATGTCTAAGGTCATTCAAGATTATCACCCACGTTCTATTAGTCAGTACGTTCCTAATATGGAATTTGCTGCTGATGTAGTAGGTGATGTACACATTGTAGCACTCGGAAGTCCGGCTGCTGCTGATGCTGACGGAATTTGGGATGGAGTAAGTGCTACTAATAGTGACACTTCTTATACCAGTTCCGATTTTAAGAACACCTTTGATGGTAGTTCAACTTCACTAACCTCAACTTCTGGCATGATCGACGCTACTTATGGTCGTTGTCTTACTGCTACAGGTTCTGGTGGTTCAAACCATGTATGCACGATTACTGGTCGTGATTATCTTGGTCAGATAATGAAAGAAAGTCTTACTCTTTCTGGAACCACTGTTATCTATGGCAACAAAGCATTTAAGTACGTTGATTCCATGGCTATTGCTTCTGGAGCTTCTGGAGATACTGTTGATATTGGTTGGTCAGATCGTCTTGGTCTTCCTTATAAGGCTCAGAAGATTCTTTCTTACACCGAAAACGATGTAAGTATGCCTGTTGATCCAGTAGAAGTTGCTGTTGAAGTAGATGCAACTCGTTTTGCTGCTGGAACTGATGTACTAGTTCCTGCACCTGTAGCTGGACAAATTACTGGAGTTAATTCAGTAGTTACTACTGGTACTACGGGAGCTTCAACTGCTACTGTTGTAGTTGGTTCTACGGATGTTGCTGGAATCTCTATCGTAATTGCTGGTGGAGCTTCTGTTGCTGACTTAGATAGTGACACGGCAACTACGGATGATGATCAAGCAACTAGTACTGTTGCCAAGTACGGAGCTATGGGAATTTCTCCTGATAGTACTCCTAGTGCTGGTGCAGCTAATTACTTTATCACTGTTGAACCGCTTACGTTTGTTCCCGGACCTGATACAGACCCACAAACTGCAACAACGGAAGATCCTCGCGGAACTATCCTTGTTACTACAGCTTGTGATGGCAGTAATGCCTATGAGGTTCGTTACAACGTAGACACCGCTGATCTTCACGGTGTTGAGCAGTATAACGGCTAATTAGGCAGGGCGGGGATGTTTAGCCTCCCCTTCCATTCCCGCCCACTTAATTATGGCAACATTAGCTCAATTAGTAACTAGAACGGCTGACCGTCTTTCGATGGTTGCTGGTACTGGTGTTCAGGTATACGCAGAAGATCGTATAGCTGAAATGATCCAGCATAAATTTGATGTGCTATTTGATGAAGTCTTCTGGCCTCAGTTTATGTCTTGGGAAGAATTAACTCTAGATGGTACGCTTGGAATCGTTACCACAGATATGACTAGCAAAATTAAACGGTTCGATGATATTAGAGTTATATTCGCAGAGAATTCTAATACTCCACTAACTAAATTAGCTGGACTTACAACTAATCCATTCGAATTAAGTGGTACAACTCCTGTTCATTATGAACCTTTAGGTGCTGGAAGTACTTATAAGACATCAAGAGTATTTCAACTCTGGCCTAAAGCATCTACTGGAAAGATAATAGTCCAGTATAGAACAAAGCCTGATACATTTGTAAGTACAGATGAAATAGACTTCGATGACCAAGCACTGATACTTGGAACAGTATTCGATTATCTAGAAGATGATGGTACTAATCCTAATGCTAGTCAGAAGTTTCAACTAATGTTTGAAGCTAGAGTTAAACAATTGAAGAACTTGTTCAATGCTGCACCTATCAGCCTTGATCCTGTTACTTCTCTGCCTAACAGCTTCACATTTACTGAACTACCCACGTAATGGTTGATACTGCTCCTAATTATAGACAGTTTCCAACTCGGCCTTGGAAAGATCAGGCGTATAAGCAGCCATCAAATAGAGGCCCAGAACTACGTAATGCGCCAACAACAATACCCGACCTTGCATTAAAATTATTAGGGAAAGTAGGAATTGAGGGAAGAGGTGTAGCAAGACAAATAAATAGATTAGACCAACTACTTGATTTTAGTCCTCATAGAGCAGTAGATGATGCTATTAGTGCAATGAGAAGAGGGGATCTCGGGCAATCTGCACTAAGTTCTTTGGGATTTCTTCCTTTAGGTGGAGGTATTCCAAGAATTGCACAGAAATTTAAAAAGAAGCCAGTAGGCTCATTAAAGACAGTAATGTTAGATAGAGGAGGTAAACGCGGCGATTATCCATCATATGGCATTGTAGATGAAAGTGATAATACACTAGCTACAAGAATAACGGGAGATATTGATCCACAAGGGAATTATGGAGTACATATTGCAGCAGCACATGGCCCAGATACCCGAAAACACGCAAAAGAATTACTTGATCAAGGACAAATAACTAAAGACCAATTCGATGATTTCTTTGGCTTCGAAACCCCAATAATACATGAGAAATTTAGAACGGGTAGTGATCAATTACTAGATGATATGCTAAAATTACAAGGTATTAGTGGTGGGGTAGGCGATGCAGTAAGAAGTGGCACAGCTTTTGGCAGATCAATAAAAGATATAATGGATACTGCTGGCCCAATGGTATTAACAAAGCCACTTAGAAAAGCAAAAGGAAATATAGAAGGTACTAGGGTAACTGGTGCAAGATCTAGAAATAGGATGACACAACAGTTACACGAAGATTCGGGTGATCTTTCTAATAATAGACTTGAAGCTCTGCTAGATGAGATGCTTTCTCCGGGCGGCGATGCCTTTTCAAGTAGTTGGCAGTCAATTCCTATGGATAGACTACGGAATAGAGCAATTAAAAAAGGAGTAAAACCAGCAGAAGATTTAACTGTTCCCACACCAAGTAGATTCCGTAACTCTAGATTAATGGATACAATTAGACAATCAATACAACGAGGAAACACAAAATCGCAGCAAGTACAACGTGGTTTGGATCATCGACAAGCGAATAAAAGAACCCAAGAACTTCTTGATATAGTCAACAATTTCGGTGAGCTTTCCAATGATAGAGATGCTTTAATACAAGCATATCGAATGTATCAAGACGCAAGACCTTATAGAATATCCCCATATCATATGCGGGAGCATCTAGGACCAAAAGGAACTAAAGTCGTACGCGGCGAACAAGGTAGACAAGATAGAATACAAGAAGAATTTGAAAATATATTGAGACAAAATGACATTAACCCTTCTGAAGTTCTACTTGACCCGGAGATTCCATTCTAATGGTTGATACATTTCTATTCCCCAAAGACAGGAATATACGGCGATCTAATAACCTATTAGACGCAACCATTCGAGATTTCTCTGGTGGATGGAATGTTATTGATAACGACTTAAACCTTACTACCAAGTTTAGTAAGATTCTTCGTAACATGCAGCGGAATGAAGATGGATCAAATGCTGTTAGACATGGGACCAAATTATTTGCTGATACCTCTGATCATCTGGATGCTATCATAGCCAGTGAATATTACTCTGGTAATATTATATGTGTAGGAAAGAATGGAAAGTTAGTAAGAGTAGATGCATCTGGAACTGTCTACGAAATCTGGTCTGATGATTGGGCCAATAATTTAGCTGGTAGTCCTAGTGGTTGGAGTACTGGACTAACATTCGCTTCATTTGCATTATTTAGTGGATCTTTAATTGTCGCTAATGGATTAAATAAGCCACTAATAATTGATGCATCACTTAATTGTCAGTATTTAAATGATCCAGCTACAGGATCTAATGCCAATACACCTATAGCTAAATACTTATTAGCTCATGGACGTTATTTAGTAATGGCTGGTGATCCAGACGTACCAGATCGTATACATATATCTTCTACAGATACATCAGGTGTATGGGTAGGAGATGGCGCACCTAATGATTCCGTTGCACTTGATCTAGGTAGTCGGGTTCCAAGTGGAAGCTATACTATAAAAGGTCTAGGAAGTTTCCGTGACAAGATATTAGTATTCTTTGATGATGCTATATTGCCGGGAACTCTAGGGACATTTACAGATTCGGATCATACTCCAACATTTACTGATGCAATTGAAGGTCATGGATCTATATCTCATAGAGTAATACAGACAATCGGTGAAGATGTTTTGTTCGCTGATCAGATTGGAGTTAGTAGCGTTAATCGTGCATTGTTCACTGGATCAGTAAGACCAGAAAGATTCTCCCAATTAGTCGATCCAGAAATACAGAGAGATATCAATAACTTAACTAGTACTACAACCTTGGAAGATCGAACCTTTAGTATATTCGATAGCCAAGCTAGAGACTATATGTTGATGATACCTAATGCTGATTTACTTGATAATACTACAGAGACTCGGACATTTGTTTTCAAGAAGAATGAAACTCTGAAGATCGAGGCTTGGTACGAATTCAAGAATTGGAATTGGTCATCAGCCTGTAGATCAGCATTAAAGAGATTATTCTTTACTAGTGGGACAGAAATATTTCTCTATGGAACTGAGCAAGATCCAATAAGAAAGGATCGTGAAGGCTCAGAAGAAATGTTTGATGATGATACAGTATTTGAAGATTATACTGGATTTACTCCAGTAGCAGATACAGCAGACAGTGGAGTACCAATTCCATTTGTCTGGGAACTTCCTTGGTCGGACTCTGGGCAGAGATTCCTAACTAAATCCAGTAGATATATTAACTTTGATACTCTTGGAGATAATAAATTTACTGCCAATATGTTCACAGATAATATATATAAAGACAAGAAAGACTTCGGTGAAGATTGGGAAGAAGATACATTGAAGTTTGATGATAGTTTAGGATTTGATGTTGATGTACTTGATCCAGCTTTAGAGATGGTATTTGAAGGTGGCGATAGTCCGGGATTTGGTGCAGATGAGTACGGAGATGATTTTGGTGGAGGGCGACCAACAAGACTAGAACAGTTGTATGCTTGGACAAGTCGTTATAAAATAATGAAACTTCGTATGTCTGGAGAAGCAACGAAAGCCCTAAAATTTGTTTCTATTACAATGGCTTACTCTGTAGGCTCTCCAAGGAGATAGAAAATGGCAAGTGCAGTAGACGCAACATTTCCCGCTGATAATACAAAAGTCTCTAAAGCTACATTTAGAGCGCAACTATTGACTATTAAAAACGAAATTACAGCCCTACAACAACGTACAAGTGTTGCTGGCGCACAATCATTTTATGGGTTTGTTGATGAAGCAGAAGTACGACAAATTGTAAACTCGTTTAATGATTCGCAAGGGGATGTAATAAGAGACATTGCGTTTGGGCGTGTCTCAATGACTTCAAACGATTAAGGAGAAGATTATGGCAGATAAAATTGGTGTTCTTGGTGAGGCCACGACAGCTACAGCGGCTACTACTACCGCTTACACGGTCGCATCAGGTAAAGGGGCAAAAGCCCAGATTATGTGGAAGGGACTAGCTCACGCTAGTAACTCAAGCGGTGACTTTGAAATTCTTGTTAATGGGATTGTTGTTGCTAATCGCCTCAACATGCCAGCTGGTGAGTATTTCTACTCTAATAACATTACGTTAATTCACGATCCTTCTGCTAGTACAGAACCAGATGGATCAACTCCAACTCTAACTTGCGCTCCAGCACCACAAATATTCTGGCTTTCTGCTGGTGATACAGTCCAATACACAATTGGCACTGATGCTATGCAAGAGATCCACTTTCAAGTGGTAGGAGTTGAAGTAGACGTTTAAGGAGTGGCTTGATGGCTACAACTACTAACTATAATTTCAAACTGATCGACTTCGATCAGATTCCTTGGCATGAGGATGAACATGATAATTGGCATGAAGTTGATGCTTTATTAGCTCGTTATCTGTCTATTAGTAATGTCAAAGGGGTTTGGCAAAATGCCTTGTCTGTTGCTGTTGGAGAAAGATACGTTGATTCGGCTGATGATACTATCTGGGAAGTACTTGTAGCTCATACAACATCAAGCACTCTTACTTTCTCTGCCGAACGAACAGCCCAACCTACTTATTGGCAATCACTTAGCATTGATGTGTCATTTGGTGGGGCTTGGGCAGCAGGAGAAAGTTATAGTATTAATGAGTTTATTTCTGACTCTAGACGGTATGGAGTTGTCACTACTGCACATACAGCGGCTACTTCTTACGACCAAGGCGTAAGTGATGGAAATATACTTACACTAATAGATGCATCAGACTTAATTAGCACTAGTCCTGTAGCTACTACTTTAAGTGTCGGGTCTTCCGCTACTGTAGCGTTTAATGCGACTACTGGTGTATTTACATTTGGACTTCCTACAGGAGCTACTGGAGCAACAGGATCTACTGGTCCTTCTGGCTCAGATGGCACAGATGCCGATGTAGGAATAATAATTGCTTTGGGATAGGAAAAGGAAATGGCTAATACATTTAGAGTAGTAACATGGGCAGCAGAGCCAAATTCTGCTGGAACTCCCTATACGATATATACAGTTCCTTCAAGCACTACTACGATTATTATAGGATTAATTATTAGTAATCTGCATAGTGCAGCAGTAACAACAGAACTTGAATTAGAATCTAATACTTCTGGAGGAGGTAGAGGAGCTACTAATGGCACATCATTTCTACTTAAAGATGTAGAAATCCCTGTTGGGTCTTCTTTAGAAGTACTATCTGGTGGAAAGATTGTCTTAGAAGCTACAGATGTTTTAAAGATAGATTGTTCAGTAGCTGATAAGACTTCTGGAACATTATCTATAATGGAGATTACTTAATGCCTTTTATTGGATCACAACAAAGAATGATCGGGGGGCTGATTAGCTCGGCAGATATTGGTGCTGATACCATCACTACAGCAAAAATTGTTGATGCTGCCGTCACATCTGCCAAGACATCAGGCGTTCCAGCCGACAAAGATATAAGGGCGTTAGCTCTTGAGGTAAGTGATGTAAAAGGCGCGGCGTTAAACTTTCCTAATGGTGGGGCTGACCCGTTCGATAGCGACACGTTAGCGACAAAAACCAACGCAACCTACTCAACGAGTGATGACTATTACCATAATGCCAGTACGGGATATACATCAACCTTCCTGTCTTCTGGTACAACGCAAGTAGCACAGGTAGCCGACTACGATGGTGGTGGAAACGATGTTGCTAATCTTGGTAATCACGTTGATGGAAACACCTCAACAAAATCACAAATTGATGTACCGCTTCCCGGCGGAAGTAGATTTTTTGTAATCGATCTTGGTTCTGGTGTTACGAAAACTGCAACTAAATTTACGGCGCATTGGCAAAACCATGGGGATATAACCAATTATCTCAACGGTCTTACAATTTCCGGATCAAATGATAATTCAAGTTATACGGAACTTTTAAACGAGACTTCAGGTGCCAATGCAAACCAGTCCAAAGACTACACTTGGTCTAACAGTACGGCCTATAGGTATTACAAAATAACAGTTAAATCGGAGAATACTGCTAGTGGTGGTGCAGGGCTGCACATCAACGAAATATCAATGTTTGAATCCTCGGCACCTTCAAATATGACGCTGATTAACAATGCGCTAACCGCATCGTCTGCACCCTCGACAGGCTTCATCACGGTTCAGGCCGATCCCGTCAGTGCCATCACATTAAATACAGACTTGAAGGCTTTTATCTCAAGAGATGGGACCAATTACAGCGAGGTAACGCTTGCTGCCGGTGCGACAAATTCCAACTTTATAAATTATGAAGGCTCAGTTGATATCAGTGGACAGCCTAGTGGCACCAGCATGAAATACAAAGTGACGACTCACAACAGTAAAGAAATTCGCGTCTCGGGCGTGGTCTTGCGTTGGGCGTAAAAAGGTTGGTGTGTTATTGATCCTCTCACAATCGCGGCTGGAGTTGCCGCATTTAAAGCGGCCCAATCTTCCATAACTGCAATTAGAGAGGCGTTAGATACAGCCGACGACATTAGTAGTATAAGTCATCATATAAGTGATTTATTTCATCATAGTAGAGAAGCTAATAAAGCATACCAAGCACAACATGCATATAAAGAAGGAGTAGAAAAAGGAGAAATTAAGCCAGAAGAATCTTTACAAGAAGCTATTGATCTTATGATTCATCGTAGGGAGATGGCAGAGATGATTAAAGATTTAGAATGGGAATTAAATAAAAAGTTTCCTACTCCTATGGGCGAACCCACAATGTGGGAGAATATTAAGAGAGAACAGTCCCGAATACAGGCTCTAAAGATTAAACAGAAAAGAGAAAGAGCAGAAATAGCAAAACAAGAGGCAGAAGAAGCAAGAGAAAGATGGAAAAAAATTGGAGTAGAAACATTAAAGTTTGGCTTTCTAATTATTGTAACAATGGGCATCGGTTGGATGCTTCTTACCGCTTATGATACAGGACCAATTAGGTAAAGTAATATGGAATTAACAGCTAGTCACGCAATACAAGGTGTTATGGTTCTTGCAACTGTAGCTGGAGGGTATGCTGTTGTGAAAAGCAACCTTGCTAGAGTAATGGAAGACCTTGAAGATTTTATGAAACGATATGAAAAACACAAAGGAATCTTCGATGCCCGATTAGATGATGCAGAGAGTCAACGTGCTGTATTTACTAGTCAAATTGATGTACTAAAAGACATTAATAGTGTAGCTGCCTTAGAACATCGTAATCGTGAGATGGCTACGTTACAGGCAGAAGTTAAAGTTATAAAGACACAGATCGCACATCTTAATGCAATACATAATGGGAAACACCCGGCGGTAAAGAATGGATAAAATACTTAGATGGTGGGAAGATACATTCGGTGGTAACTCTGCTATATGGAATTTAGATTATGGTAAGATCATTATTATTTGCCTTCTGCTTTATCACATGTTTTGGCAGAGTTGCGGTAGCTAATGAAAAAGTTTTCGCTGGTTGGATATTACACATGTTTATATCTGGTCAGTTAAAAGAATATACACCAAGAGGCGGTATGGCTGAATGTCTTAAAGTTAAACGTAAGATATTACGAAGCCAAGGTCATGCTGTAGGAACAAGATGGGAATGTGCAAAAGGTAAATTAGTCTTGCGTAAATATGACACAGGCAAAACTGGTGAGAAGTGGTTGCCTGTAGAACATTTGGGTAAGTAATGTGGCTGACGAACAACAAGGAAGAGGTAGGAGAAATAGTGATCAAATAAGGGTGAGTGATAGTTCAGCTATCTCTATGCCTATTCGCAATCTAATTAGTATCGTTGCAGCAGTTAGTGTAGGAGTCTGGGGATACTTTGGAGTTGTCGAAAGATTAAATAAGTTGGAAACATTTGAACAGTTAATTCAAAAAGATTTAGAGACAGGACTAAAAGAATTACAGGCAGATATCGCAAAAAATAATGAGTTTAGAATTAAGTGGCCTCGCGGTGAATTAGGTCAGGCAAGTGCAGATCAAGAGCAGTATTTATTAATTGAACATTTAAGTGGGCAAGTTGAAAAGATTCAAGGACGAATAGAAAAAGATATGAGCAACGGAGTTAATATTACAAGACTACAAACGGACATGATGGAAGTTCGTAGTTCAATTGAAAAGCTAAAAGATAAACAACGCAGTTTTATAAACGGAGGCTCTAAATAATGGTTGGACTAACTTTACTAATTCTTACTGTAGCGTTTCCGTTACTAATAGGAGTTTTATAATGCTATCTCTTGTCGGATCAGTCCTTGGTTTCGGTACTTCTTTTCTTCCAAAGGTACTCAGTTTCTTTGAGGAGAAGAGAGATCAAGCACATGAACTAGCTATGATGGACAAGCAACTAGAACAACAGTTGCAGATCGGAAAACAAAAGATGCAGATGATGGATATCGAAGCAGATATCCGAGAGACTGAAACATTACATAAAGAACATGCAACGATAACTGCAAAGTCTAGTCAGTGGGTTATCAATCTAAGCTCTTCCGTTAGACCTATAATAACATACTGCTTATTCATTGAATTTGCTGCACTTTCTGTGTGTGTTAATATGGATTGGATAACAATGGAACAGTACAAAATGATTTGGAATGATGAGTTCCAAGCTGTCTGGGCCGCTGTTGTTAGTTTTTGGTTTGGTCAAAGAAGTTTTAATAGAAAATGAAGATAAACAAAGCAGGATTAGACATTATTAAGTACTACGAAGGGTGGTCGAGTCGCCCTTATAAGTGTCCTGCGGGTATTGCTACCATAGGTTACGGTTCAACTTGGGATATTAACGGTGAAAAAGTTAATATGAACCATAAGAAGATAGATAAAGGTCATGGAGAGTTACTATTACTAAGAGAACTAAAACATGTTGATCATGCAATTAGAAAATTAGTTACTGCTGAATTAACTGAGAATATGTACTCAAGTTTAGCCTCTATAATATACAATATCGGCAGTGGAAACTTTCAACGCAGTACTTTAAGAATGAAATTAAATAGAGGTTGGTACGAAGATGCCGCTAATGAGTTTCCTAAATGGAGAAGAGCGGGTGGTAGAATACTTAAAGGCTTAGTGAAACGTAGAGCTAAAGAACGTGAATTGTTCTTGGCTGTATAGGTAGAGTGTTATGGGAATAGCTGACGATTTTGGTGATTTTGCTGAAGCAATGGACGCTGCTGCTGGCAGGGGTGTAGCTGAAGCTGGTGGGGGAGTTTATGGCAGCGGTCAACCGGGTTGGGGCTATGGGACACCCCAATCTATAGCAGACCAACAAGCTGCTAGTGCTGCTGCTGCCCAAGCTGCACAAGATGCACAAGTACAAGATATAATAGATCAGTTAAGTAGTATGGGATGGGATCTTAGTGGTCGGCGTTCTGCGGCGGCGGCTGCGGGATATGATCCAACTGAGCAGTATGGGGGAAAAGGCTACCAAGAAGGAAGTTGGTCAACCGCAGCCAGTGAACTTGAGAATTTGTTTGAAGATATGTCTGTTGGGGCCGGGTATGAAAAATCAGGGATACCTACTCCTGCTGGTAGGACTAATAATCCTACAATGCCTTATAATGAACTATATGATGTATTTGGTATACGTAATCAAACAAGTTTACCTAACTATGATAAAAGTGTTTTTAATGCTAATAAACCAAGAGAAGATGAGCGTGGAATATTTACTAATGAAGCTATGGAAAAACAAGCAGCAGCCGACGCAGCTATAAAGGAAGTAAATAGAACTCCACCATCTCAGCTTTCAGGTGATGCAGCCCAACTCGCT